TATGATCTTATCAGAAAAAGCAACTAAAGTATACGAAAAATATTTTAGTTCTGATATTAGTGCTTTGAGGTTTGAATATTTAATGCAAACTTCAGACTACAGTATCGGGTTTCAAGAGCTTATAACTTATCCTAGCGCTTTAGCTGAGATAAAGGCTTATGGTAGATATACTGAATTAATTGGTACATCTGGAACTGCTTACAACTTGATAACAACATATGAAACAAGCGAAAACAATAAAAACCTTGAATTAGCTGCATATAATGCAATGTTTGCGCATACTACTCAAACAGAATTTAATACGTTCTATGCAACTACCTCAGGTGCTCTTGGTTTTGGGTTAGCTATTGATAATCCTAACAGCGTTTATGATTTAGCTGGGAGTAATACAGTAGTTACACATATAATAAATAATACTGGAGCATTAGAAGCTTTATTAAATTCAAATGAAGCTATAAAAGCTTTTTCAGAAACAGCTTCCTCGTCCTCATTAATATTTGCAAACGTAGAGGCTAACAAAAAATTTAAAGACAATATAATATTTAGAACCAAAAATAGTTTACCCGTTAATGCTGAAGAAGCAACATATGGTAAAATTTATTATCTAAATAACAAATATATATTCTTTTTATCTAATTTAATTTATTATAGTTCTGATGCTATAACTTGGAATAACGCTACAATAAACATAGCCCCTCCAGATAACGACCAATCAATATTTTTTGATTATGACACCACAGCGGGTGTATATGTTATGTCAGTTAGCGCATCAGGGGATTATATTTATAAAAGTGCAGACCTAGTTACTTGGACACAAGTTCTTATACCGCAAACAGGTACGCCTGACGGATTATGTTCTTTCAATAATCAATTATACTTATCTATAGCTGGTTATATATATAGATCAACATCAGCAGGATCTACTTGGTTTCAAGTAAGATTTGGGTCAGGAGTAACTTATAAATTACATAAATTTAAAGATAAACTATTAACATATTCATCAGCGAATGCTATAGATTATGTTGATACTAATAACGGGTTTAATTTGTATTTAGCTGGTATAATAGCCGCAGCTGAAACAATAAATTATATTTCAACATCGCCTGATTATTTATTTTTTGTAACAAAAGACGCTACAACAAATGCACCTAATACAAATAATTATATATATACTTTAAATGGATTAGATTCAAATGCAGTTGTAACTAAATATGAATTTGGTCAAGCAACTGAAGATTATAATATCAAGAAAGTATTATATGCTAATGGTATTTATATAGCACAAACAGGAGATGGGTATATTGTGGGTACAGACGGTGTTAACTGGAGTATTAAAAGAAGAGATGAATCTTATATATTAAACTTATCCGCTATAAGTAATAAAGGTATATTTGGGTTTGTTACAGACACTAAATTTATAGCATCTAATTACGAAATACAAGCAGCAGGTTCAAATGTAACAACTACCACTACAACAACTATTGCTTCTGAGCCTAACCAGCAATTAAGTGAATGTTTGACTACATTGTCAGGGGCTAGTATAATTAATGACGGAGGAAATAAATTATTATTAAACGCTCATTATGGGCACGTACAGAACAAAGAATATTTAGTTAATAATAAAAGTTACATATTAACTAATGTACCACAATCTGAACCGATTGCGGTTTTAAACAAAAGTATAGCTACAAAAATAAAATACTTTGGTGATCCAACAAAAAGAGTTGCTAAAACAATAACAGGCACAGGATCAGCTACAGATGGTAGTTATTTCTTTTATTACGGAAATGTAAGAATACTTGTTGAAAATAATATTACAAGTGATAATTTCGGTAATGCAACAATATGGGGTTATAATACAGGAGACATAGGCGCTACTGATTTATTAACTTACCATGTAGCTGGTGAATTTGATACATCAGCAGATTCAGACACGGTAACAGTCGACAACACAAATATATTAATAAACACAGAAACTTGTTAAAATGGCACAACAAACAATAAACGTTGGAGTTAGCGCAAACGATGGCGGTGGGGATACTTTAAGAGCCTCAATGCAAAAAATAAATGCAAACTTCACAGAAACATATGGTAACGATTTCATTGACTCTGCACAAATTGTACAGGACGCGGTTGGTGAAAGAGAATTAAATGTTGGAGCAGGAACAACAGGTCAATCTTTAGCATCTGATGGATCAGGTGGTCTTTACTGGGGTAGTGTTATCACAGGAGACGTACCGATCAATGTTTTAGAAACAAGACTTGGAGAAATTGGCGCTACTACAATTGGTGTTGACGCTACTGCTGACATAACATTCAATGGGCAGATAACTGCTACAGGACAAAATAGTATTACATTTTTACATGCAACATTTGCAGGACTACCTGCTGCTGCAAGTAACGAAGGTTTAATAGCTTACGCACAGGATACGGGAAAATTCTATTGGTCAAATGGGACACAATGGGTTACCGCTTTCGCTTTAGCTTCAGACGTAAGAGACAATATAGAGTACATAGGTTATGACACATCTGACTTTATAAGATTTGTTAATAATACAAAAATGGACTTTTATGTTAATAACGTATACAGAATGCGTTTAGATGATGGGTTAGATTTAGATGGTGATATAAATACCACAGGGGATGTAATTGCATACTCTACAGTAACACTTTCAGATATAAACTTAAAGAAAGATGTTGAAAAAATAACAGAACCAATTGAAAAAATAAATAAACTTAACGGAGTTACTTATAAATGGAAAGACAGTAATAAAGAGGCAGCTGGGCTTATAGCACAAGATGTTCAAAATGTATTACCTCAATCTGTAATAAAAAGAACAGACTTTCACGGTGAAGAACAACTTGCTTTAGACTACAATGCTATAGTAGGATTACTTGTAGAGGCTGTTAAAGATTTAGACAATAGGTTAAAAACTTGTAATTGTAATTGCGAAAAATAATAAATTATGGCATTAATTGGAAATTATACTAAATACTGGCTTGAAAACGATCCAGAAGAAGTTAGAGAGGTTGTAATAACATATCCATCTATTTTACCTCAACAGCATCCTGACTATGATAAAAGAGGAGTTACAGAAACTATAATAGAACCTGTCACTGTACAAAAAACTCAAACTTGGGAAGATGTTTATATTGTTATAAGAACATATGCAATAGAAAAAGAAGAAATTCCACATTTTGAAGAAACTACTATGGAAACGCCTGATGATGTTATTACTCCTATAGGATTAGAAAAAGGATGGAGAATGAGTATAAGGTTTGCTGTTTATGATAATAAAGAAGATAAACTTACTTCTCCTGAAAATTACATATTGCAAGATCATGCTTATGTTGATTTACCTCCTATGAACGAAAGTATTTTTAAACTAGGTTATTCAAGTCTTAAACAGGTAAAAGGATTTGAAGAAACACAAAACGACGAATAAATTATGGCATTACCAGCATCTGGCCCTTTAGCTTTATATGTAGATATAAGAGCTGAAGAATTAAGTAAAGAGCCGAATCTATCAGTAGCAGATTTAGGGCTTAGAGAAGTTTCATTATCGGCCGGGTTCACCCAGCCAGATCATATGTCTGAATTTCATGGGTATTCATCTGTTATGCCCATAACTTTTACTGCTAATCCAGTTGAATTAGGTAAAAATGATGTAAGCATTAATATAAGACAAAATGCAAACACATTCAATAACGGTAACGGTACAATTTCATCCAGAGGTTTTTATTTTGGAACTAGTACCAATAGAGCTTCTAACACTAAATACCAAGTAGATACTAGCAACAGCTTAGGCCAATTTGACAGAAATTTTACCAGTTTAAGTGGGGGTACAACATATAGAATGTGGGCTTATGTGGAAAATGAAGTAGGAGAATCTTATAGTGGTATGACTAGTATAACAACACTAGCTGCAGTAAGTTTAAATGTAACCTCAAATGTTGGTACTCAGTTTTATATTGATGGTTATACGAGTAGTGCAGTCCACAACTGGTCTTGGGGGAATCTTGTAGGACAGCATCAATATCAGCATCCTTATTACGGAATGGTAACGACTGGGAATAGAGGTTATGCCGCTAGTTTGATTGCTTCGCATGGTTGGTTAAATTGGTATTTCCAAGCAGCTATTACAAGAGCAAATAATAGCAATACAAGACAGGAATTTCAAAACGGCGCATACATAGCTATATCGGGGGAGCTTTATGTAGCATCGTCTGAAACTAACGGTAGTTGGTATTCGAGAACAAGTGGATTTAATGATAACAGTAACAAAACTTTTAGTATAAATACGTATACACCGTGGGGTGGACCTTTTACAGGAACAGTGAGTGGTAGCTCAGGTGATGATAGATCATCGAATACTTATAATTCACATTGGAGTTATGCACCCACAAATGGTAACCCTAAAATAGAAAGTTACACATATTTCACAAGAGTAGGCGGAGCGTACGCAACGTAATAAAAATATAATTAAATTTAATAAAATGAAAACAGTGTATTACAGTATTGCTCCCTACGGAGGAATAGTAGATATGTCTGCAACTAATCAATTTATAGGTGGCAGCATACAAAAAGTAAAAAAAAATTACTTTGACAAATTAAGAAAAATAGGGCCTAATGCTCAAAGCTTCACTAAATGTGTAGCAGCTACAGAATATTTAAAAAATTGGTATTCATGGCACATAGATTATGGTTTCAATTTAAAATTTAATAGAGACAATAATTCATTTAAATTAAAAGTAGATTTATCTGACGATCCAGAAGTAAAAAACTTATTACCTGGTTTCCAAGAAAAAATGTCATCTAGTAATTTTTTGTTAAGAGGAGTTCAAGATAGAATGGTGAGTGTAAATCATGGTGTTTATTTTTTTTGTGAAGAAGATTTATGGGTAGAACAAATGCATCCTACGTATGAAAGTACTGAATTTTCAAGAAACACTATGGTTTTTCCAGGAAGTTATAATATAGCTAAATGGTTCAGGCCCCTTCAATCTTCTTTTATGTGTTTAGAGGATAACATAAGAGTAAACGAAGGAGATGGTATGTATTATTTTAAATTTTTAACTACTGAACAAGTTAAATTAGTTGAATTTGATTTTACACAAGAAATAGCCAATGTAGCTTTTTCGTCAACATCATATAAGGTTTTAAGATCTTTTTTAAAATTAGATAAACTATATGATTTGTTTTCTAAAAAAAGAGCGCCGCAAAAATTAGCTAAATTAATTAAACAAAATATAATAGAATAATGAATTTAATCAGAAAGATAAGTATAGGCACCGACTATAAAGATAACGCGATGCACTATTCAGTAGGACAAGAAGTATATGGGGGGCACAGAATTTCTGATATACTTGAAAAAAAAGATTCATACTGTATTTATATTACAAAAAATAAAGAAGTACTTTTATGGAAGTCTTTTAACAAAAACATGGGAATTAGCGTAGAATATAATTTAGATTATGAATAACCCATATGCTTTTATAATACAACCCAAAGAAAACCGTTACAAAAATACCAAAAAAGTATCCGATAAAAACTTGATCCTTAATACGTCGATTAGTGACCATAGGTATGTAAGTAAAGAAGCAATAATAAAAGCTCCACCATTAGCGCTTAAAACGCATTTAGGGGAGTCTGACAATATAATAGTTCATCACAATATATTTAGAAGGTATTATGATGCTCACGGAAATGAAAAAAATAGCGGTAGTTATTTTAAAGAAAACTTATATTTTTGTCACTTAGACCAAATATATATGTATGAAAAAAATAACAACTGGGTAGCTATGCCGGGATATTGTTTTGTAAATCCTATTGAATCAGAAAATGAATGGGATGAAAATAAAGAGGAACCATTAAGGGGTATAGTTGTTTATACAGACGGTTCTGATTTTGTTACAAAAAAAGAAGTTGTTGGTTTTACACCTAATTCAGAGTTTGAATTTATAATAGGTGGTAAAAGATTATATAGAATAAAATTAAATGATATAACAATAAGGTATGGACGCAAAGGAACAGAAAAACTCTATAATCCGAGCTGGTTATAAAGCTGTAAAAGAGTTAATAAAAGTTGCTGAGGAGGAGATAATAGTGGAGGATGCAGCAGATGAGTTAGCTGCAGATAGATTAAAGAACGCGGCTGCGACAAAAAAATTAGCTATATTCGATGCTTTCGAAATATTAAACAGGTTAGAGCAGGAAAAAGCTATATTAGAAAATAAACCTATAGAGGATAAAAAAACTGCATTTAGTGGATTTGCAGAAAAGAGGTCTAGATAATGAGTTATCAGCAAACATTATATAAAATTGTTGAACCTATTAAACGAACAACAATACATAGACTGAATAAAAAGAAATCATGGGATTACGGTTACAACAAAGAACACGACGTAATTGTTATTAGTAAGACGGGGCAGATAGGGGATGTATATGAAATACAAAATTTAAAGATTGCTTTACCAAAAGAAAAAGATGTGTATAGCAAGCATGACAGATGGACACCTCATGAGTACCCTAAAGAGTTAAAAAATATTAGAACTATTTTTGACTGGCAAACATACCCAGAAGGGTTTAAAGAAAAGTATTATGAATATATTGATAAAGAGTTTACAAAACGTGAAGAAGGTTTTTGGTTCAAAAACAAAGGTATTGGGACTTATATCACTGGCTCTCATTATATGTACTTGCAACACTCCAAGATTGACGTTGGGAAGCCAGACTTTCGAGAAGCAAACAGATTATTCTTCATATTCTGGGAGGCATGCAAGGCAGATCAAAGATGCTATGGAATTTGCTACCTTAAGAATAGACGGTCTGGATTTAGCTTCATGTCAAGCAGCGAAACAGTTAATCAAGCTACAATCACTTCAGATGCTAGATTCGGAATCTTATCGAAGACTGGTAGCGATGCAAAGAAGATGTTTACCGATAAGGTCGTACCAATATCAACCCATTATCCATTCTTCTTCAAACCAATACAGGATGGAATGGATCGCCCCAAAACAGAACTGGCCTACCGTGTCCCAGCATCCAAACTCACAAGAAAGTCCATCACCAGTACAGCCACATCCAAATCCGTCACCGGGACGCTCGAAGGGCTCGATACAACAATAGATTGGAAGAACACAGGTGATAACTCTTATGATGGTGAAAAGTTAAGATTGCTTGTTCACGATGAATCTGGTAAGTGGGAAAGACCAGATAATATATTAAATAACTGGAGAGTAACTAAAACAACCCTTAGATTAGGAAGTAGAATAATTGGAAAGTGTATGATGGGATCAACATCAAACGCGTTAGATAAGGGTGGTGATAACTTTAAAAAATTATACGATGACTCAGACGTTACAAGAAGAAACCGCAATGGACAGACTAGCTCGGGATTATATAGTTTGTTCATACCTATGGAATGGAACTACGAAGGATTCATTGATTCTCATGGAATACCTGTATTCGACACTCCCTCCAGACCAGTTGCCGATAACTTTAACAATGACATCGAAGTCGGCGTAATAGAGCATTGGGAAAATGAAGCAGAAGGATTAAAACAAGATTCAGATGCGCTTAATGAATTTTACAGGCAATTCCCGAGAACAGAAGAACATGCGTTCAGAGATGAAACAAAAAATAGTATATTTAATTTACAAAAGATATACGAGCAAATAGATTACAACGAAGACTTAAAATATTCAGGTGCTATCACACAAGGTAATTTTCATTGGGAAAATGGTATACAAGATAGCAGAGTGATATTTTCACCAGATGCTAACGGTAGATTCAATATTTCTTGGGTTCCTAGTTTAAATCTTCAAAATCGTGTAATACTAAAAAATGGGGGTAAATATCCTGGGAACGAACATATGGGTTCTTTTGGTTGTGACTCCTACGACATATCCGGTACCACAGATGGAAGAGGATCTAAAGGAGCACTGCACGGATTGACTAAATTTAGTATGGAAGATGCACCCTCTAATACATTCTTTTTAGAATATATTGCAAGGCCTCAAACAGCAGAGATATTTTTTGAAGATGTATTAATGGCACTAATATTTTATGGTATGCCAATACTTGCGGAAAATAATAAACCTAGATTGTTATATTATATAAAAAGAAGAGGATATAGAGGCTACTCTATGAATAGGCCAGATAAAACAATGAATAAGTTGTCGACAGCTGAAAAAGAAATAGGTGGCATACCTAATACCTCTGAAGATATAAAGCAAGCTCATGCCGCAGCAATTGAATCATATATAGATAAATATGTTGGATTGCAAGAAAATGGGGATTACGGTAATATATATTTTAACACTACGTTAAATGATTGGGCGAAGTTTAATATAAACAATAGAACAAAACATGATGCTGCAATAAGTTCTGGACTTGCTGTAATGGCTTGTAATAGACATTTGTATCAACCCAAACAACTAAGACAAACTAAAACATTAGATTTTGGTTTTAAAAAATATAATAACAAAGGAAATATTTCAAAAATAATAAAATAGATGTTAAACACAGTACCAAGAGGAGTATTCCCAAGCCAAGCAGTTTCCAATGCACAGAAAGCGGGTGAGCAGTATGGTTTAGAAGTTGCAAAGGCAGTTGAATCAGAATGGTTTAAAAGAGATTCTGGCACAGCTAGGTATTACGCTAATAGAGATAACTTTCACCGTTTAAGATTATATGCTAGAGGTGAGCAGTCAATACAAAAATACAAGGATGAATTATCTATTAATGGTGATTTATCATATCTTAATTTAGATTGGAAACCAGTTCCTATAATACCGAAGTTTGTAGATATTGTAGTAAACGGTATTAGCGAAAGAACATACGATATAAAAGCGTATTCACAAGATCCAGCTTCAATACAAAAAAGAACTGCTTACGTTGAATCTTTATTAAAAGATATGCGTACAGTTAATTTTGCTGACTCAGTAATGGATGAATTAGGAATAAATATATTTGAAAATGATCCAGATTCATTACCTGAAAATGAAGAAGAGCTGGAATTGCATATGCAGCTGGATTACAAAGACTCTATAGAGATAGCTGAAGAAGAAGCAATTAACAATGTGCTTGATCATAATAAATATGATTTAATAAAGAAAAGATTAGATTATGATTTAGCTGTTTGTGGTATAGCTTCAGTTAAAAATGATTATACAACATCTGAAGGTATTAATGTAAAATATGTTGATCCAGCTGATGTAGTATATTCTTATACTGAATCACCATATTTTGATGATATATATTATGTAGGTGAAATAAGAAGAGTGTCAATTGTTGAATTAAAAAAACAATACCCTAATTTAACACCTGAAGATATTGCTAAAATTGAAGGGCAAGGTAGCAATACAAAATTATATAATAAAGCTTATGCAGCACAAGACGCTGAGGATAGTAATTATGTTTATGTGTTATATTTTGAATATAAAACATATCAAGATCAAGTTCATAAAATAAAAGAAACTTCAACAGGTGCATCGAAAGCAATTAAAAAAGATGATAGTTTTAACCCACCTAAAGATTCAAGAGCTAGATTTGAAAAACAAAGTAGAACTATTGAGGTAATATATGAGGGAGCTAAAATAATTGGGAGCGACAAGTTGCTTAAATGGCAGTTAGCTGAAAACATGACAAGACCTAAGTCTAATACTGTTAAAGCTCAGTTTAGCTATAATATTGTTGCACCAAGAATGTATAAAGGTAAAGTTGAATCGCTTGTTAGTAGAATGACTACATTCGCTGATATGATTCAATTAACTCATTTAAAGTTACAACAAGTGCTATCAAGAATGGTACCAGATGGTGTTTATTTAGATGCGGATGGTATTGCTGAAATAGATTTGGGTAACGGTACAAATTATAATCCGCAAGAAGCATTGAATATGTATTTCCAAACAGGTTCTGTTATTGGAAGGTCAATGACTAGCGAAGGAGAATTTAATAATGGTAAAGTACCAGTACAAGAATTACAGTCTTCTGGATCTAATGCTAAAATAGCTAGTTTGATAAATTCATATAATTATTATTTACAAATGATAAGAGATGTGACCGGATTAAACGAAGCAAGAGATGGTTCAACACCAGATAAAAACGCGTTAGTAGGACTCCAAAAACTTGCAGCTGCTAATTCTAATACAGCAACAAGACATATATTGCAAGCAGGTTTATTCCTTACTTTAAAAACAGCTGAAGCAATATCACTTAGAATTTCAGATGTACTAGAGTATGGACCAACTAAAAAATCATTTATACAAGCTATAGGTAAATTTAATGTAGCAGCATTAAATGATATGAAAAAACTGTCGCTTCATGATTTTGGTATATTTTTAGAGCTATCACCTGATGAGGAAGAAAAACAATTGTTAGAAAACAATATACAAATGTCTTTATCTAAAGATCAAATTAATTTAGAAGATGCTATTGACATACGTGAAATCAAAAATCTTAAGCTTGCAAATCAATTATTAAAGATAAGAAGAAAAAAGAAATTTGATCAAGATAGAGCTTTACAGCAAGAGAATATTCAAATGCAATCTCAATCTAATGCTCAATCAGCACAGGCATCCGCGCAGGCTGATATCCAAAAACAACAAGCTATTACAGAGAGCAAAGCACAACTAGCACAAATAGAAGCACAGCTGGATAATCAAAAGTTAGAAAAAGAAGCTGAATTAAAGTTGTTGTTAATGCAAAAAGAATTTGAAATGAATATGCAGCTTAAAGGTGCAGAAATACAAGTGATTAAAGATAAAGAAGCTTATAAAGAAGATAGAAAAGATGAAAGAACAAAAATACAAGCATCTCAACAGTCTGAACTTATACAGCAAAGAAAAAATAATACTCCACCAAAAAGTTTTGAATCTGCTGGATTTGATAACTTAGGAGGATTTGGATTAGAGCAGTTTGATCCTAAATAAAAACTGCTAACATATTTTATACAATTTTATAATGGAAGAAAATAAAGACGTCGTAGTTGACGAAACACCAACTGCTGCAGAAAAGGAAGAACAAGTACTTGAAGCAGCCGGACAAGATACAGGTAAGGCCAAAGATGGTACTTACAAAGTGGATTTAAGTAAACCACCTAAAACAGAAACAGATGCCGTTCAAGAACAAAGCGCAGATGAAAGCGTGCCAAGCGGAAGCAGCACGGATGAAAAAACTGGGGAAGAAACCGAAGTGGAATTGCAAGAAGTACAGCAAGAAGAAAATCAATTAACTTTAGAAGAGGTAATTGAAGAAGAAACTAAAGAAGAACCCAAAGAAGATCCTGTACAGGAACTTAAAGAAGAAATAGAAGACGCTGTGCAAGAATCGCAAGATACGGCTACAGCATTACCAGAAAACATTCAAAAAGTTGTAGACTTCATGAATGAGACTGGTGGAACGTTAGAAGATTATGTAAAACTTAATCAAGATTATTCTAACATCGATGATTCAACTCTTTTATACGAATATTATTCTCAAACTAAAGGTCATCTTACTAAAGATGAAATAGATTTTTTAATTGAAGATAAGTTTGTATCAGACGACGAAGTTGATGATCCAAAAGATATTAAGCGTAAGCAGTTAGCTTACAAAGAAGAAATTGCAAAAGCTAAAGGCTATTTGGAAGGATTAAAGGGCAAGTACTACGAAGAAGTCAAGTTGGGTTCTAAGTTAACCAGCGATCAACAAAAAGCAATTGAGTTTTTCAATAATTACAACTCTGAGCAATCAGAACAGCAGGTTTTGCAGGAAAAGCAGACTGTTCATTTTAACAATGAATCTAACAAAGTTTTTAACGAGGAATTCAAAGGTTTTGAATTTAAAGTTGCAGACAAAAAATATAGATTTAATGTAAAAGATAAGCAGCAAGTTTTAGATAAGCAGTCAAACATTTTAAACGTATTAGATAAGTATATTAATAATGATAATATGTTACAAGATGCTACTGGTTATCATAAAGCACTCTTCGTTGCAGACAATGCAGATGCAGTTGCAAATCATTTTTACGAACAAGGTAAAGCTGATGCTATAAAACAGTTAAATGCAGATTCAAAAAATATAAATATGGATCCGCGTAAAGCTGGCACAGTAGAAGCCGAAGGCATAAAAGTAAGAGCAATTACTGGTGATGATAGTTCAAAGTTAAAAATTAAACTTAAACAATAATCAATAAAAATTAAAACAAAATGGCAGTAATGACTTTTGCGGCAGGTACTAACTTAAACGCTGTACCAGCGCCGGTAAAACAAACATTAAGTTCGAACTACCTTTCATTTATAGGTGGTTCTAACGACTGGAGTCAGCAATACTTACCAGAATTATATGAAGCTGAAGTTGAAAGATATGGAGACAGATCTATCGCAAGCTTCTTAAGAATGGTTGGTGCTGAAATGCCTATGACTTCTGATCAAGTAGTTTGGTCTGAACAAGGTAGACTTCATTTAGCATATACAGGAGCTTTAGTAGCATCAACAGGTGTTATTACAATAGCTGCTGGACATGCAATTAGAGTAGGTCAAACAATCGTAGTATCTGATGGGACTACAACAGTTAAAGCATACGTTGACGCTGTTGGATCAACAACAATTGATGCTAACAGATATGACAAAGCTCTATTTAGCACAGATTCTGACTTTTCAGATAGTTCTGTAGAATTATTCGTATTTGGTTCTGAATTTGCAAAAGGGACTAATGGTATGAATGAATCAGTAACTCCTTCTTTCCAATCTTTCACTAACCAACCAATTATCATTAAAGATAAATTTGAAGTATCAGGTTCTGATGCGTCTCAAATTGGATGGGTTGAAGTAACAGGAGAGTCTGGGCAAACTGGTTTCCTATGGTATTTAAAAGCTGAAGGTGATACAAGAACAAGATTCGAAGACTATTTAGAAATGACATTAGTAGAAGCTGAAACTGCAGCTAACGGTTCAGGAGCAGCAGCTATTACAGGTATCAAAGGTACTGAAGGTTTATTCCAAGCTATCGAAGATAGAGGACATGTAACAACTGGAGGTATTGATGGTGGTTCTGATTCAGATCTAGCAGACTTTGACGAAATACTTAAGAAATTAGATAAGCAAGGTGCTATCGAGGAAAACATGCTATTTATCAATAGAGATAAAGCATTAAAAATCGATGACATGTTAGCTGCTCAAAATTCTTATGGAGCTGGTGGTACATCTTACGGTGTATTCTCAAACAGCGAAGATATGGCACTTAATTTAGGTTTCTCTGGTTTCAGAAGAGGTTCTTATGACTTCTACAAAACTGACTGGAAATATTTAAATGATGCGTCAACAAGAGGTAACATTACAGATGTAAAAGGTGTATTAGTTCCTGCTGGAACATCCACTGTATACGATCAAACGTTAGGTAAAAACATCAAAAGACCATTCCTTCACGTCAGATATAGAGCTTCAGAAGCTGATGACAGAAAGATGAAGTCTTGGACTACTGGTTCAGTTGGTGCAGCTACTTCAGATCTTGATGCAATGGAAGTACACTATTTATCTGAAAGATGTTTAGTTGTACAAGGAGCTAATAACTTTATGTTATTAAAATAATCCTTATTTAATATGAGAATTACCCCGGTTTCGGCCGGGGATTCTTATATTTTTTTTTAATTATTAAATTATATTATATCATGACAAAAAAAGCAAAAAACCCTACGTGGGAAATAAAAGATAGAACATATCTATTAAGAGGAGGTAAAACTCCACTTACTCATACTATAAGAAGTAAGAATATGTTTTGGTTCGATAAAGAAGCAGGTTACGAAAGAGAACTAAAATATACTACAAACCAAAGAACCGTTTTCGTAGATGAAATGAAAGGAGACGCAAGACTTGGACATATTGTTTTTGAAGATGGCTCATTACAAGTGCCAAGAGAAAAACAAACATTACAAAAATTATTAAGTTTATATCACCCAGATTTAAACAAAATATATCAAGAATTTGATTCAACAAAAGTTGCAGAAGATGATATTGATATTTTAGAATTAGAACTTGAAGCGATGAATGTTGCACATCAGATGGATATTGACCATGCTGAAGCAGTTGTAAGGTCAAGTGTCGGTTCTGAGGTATCTAAGATGACTTCTAAGGAGATTAAAAGAGATTTGTTATTATTCGCTAAGAATAATCCTGATCTGTTCTTAGAAATCGCTAATGATGAAGACATTAATATTAGGAATTTAGGTATTAAAGCTGTTGAAATGGGGATATTAAAATTATCTTCAGATCAAAGAACATTTAAATGGGGAACAAACGATAAAAAAATTGTTACAGTTCCATTTGATGAAAATCCATATTCAGCATTAACTGCATATTTTAAAACAGATGAAGGTATAGAAATATACCAAACAATTGAAAAAAGACTAAAGTAAAGGTCTAATTATAGTGTAAGGTCGCTGTAATTGCGGCCTTCGCTATAATAAAAAGAATAATATGGTTAGCATAGATACAGTTTATCAAAGAGTACTCGCTATAATAAACAAAGAGAATCGTGGTTATTTAACACCACAGGAATTTAATCTTTTTGCAAATCAAGCACAAAATGAAGTTTTTGATCAGTATTTCTTTGACTTAAACCAATACAAAAGATTAAAAGACAATTCTACAGAGTACGCTAATCTATACAAAATTACTAATGAAAAGTTAAGTAAATTCAAAAAGAATGGTACTTTAACATATTCAATAGATCATTTTAATTTACCAAGCGATATACATAAATTAGGCACAGTAATATATAATAATACAATGCCTGTTGATGAAGTTGATACAAAAACTTTATTAGAATATCAGCTTTCTAAATTAACCACTCCCACTACAAACAATCCAGTTTATATACAAAATATAGCTAATACTCAAGGAGACTGGAGTATAAAGATATATCCTACAACTATAAACTCTTCTATAACGGCTAACTACGTTAGAAAACCTGTAGAAGTTAACTGGTCATATACAAATGTAAATGGAACAGCATTATACAATGCAGGTAATTCACAAAACTTCGAGCTACATGAAACTGATGAAACATCTTTGGTTTTAAAAATATTATTATATACTGGTATAAGTATTAAATCAGCTGAAATAGCTCAATTAGCAGATAACAAAGAGACTAAGAAAATAACACAAGAAAAATCTTAATAAATGGCATTGCTAGATCAAACAAACCAACAATATTACGAAGGCTCAGATTTCGGTACATATCAATTTGTATCGCTTACAGATGTTGTAAACAATTTTATGATTTCTTATGTGGGTGAAGATAAGATTATTGGTGAAATAAAAAGAACAGAGGTTTTATTCCATGCACAAAGAGCATTGCAAGAATTAAGTTATGATACTTTAAAATCTGTAAAAACACAGGAAATAGAAGTAGGCCCATCTTTATCAGTAAAGTTACCTCATGATTATGTAAATTATGTAAAAATATCTTGGGTAGATACAAACGGTATTGAGCAAAGAGTTATGCCTACAAGACAAACAAGTACTCCAAATGCTCTTTTACAAGATAGCAACTTTAATTATATATTCGATAGTAATGGTGCTTTAGTATTAGCAGCACAATCGGAAACAGAACAAAAATATCAAGGAGCTACAGCAAATAATACTATAACTACAGCAGATTTAAGCGACATATTAGCAGAGTCAGAAGATGAGTATAAAATTCATTTTGGCACTAGATATGGTTTAAATCCAGAATTAATGAACAGAAATGGTTCATTTGTTATAAACGAAAACAATGGCACTATATCTTTTTCAGGAGAATTTAACGGAAGATTAGTAATTGTAAAATATATTTCAGACGGCTTAGCTACAGAAGCTGAAATGAAAGTGCATAAATTTGCAGAAGACGCTATCTATAAGTTCGTTGCTCATTCAATAGCATCGACTAAAAATAATATACCAGAATACCAAGTAAGAAGATACCAAAAAGATAAGGTTGCAGCTACAAGAAAAGCTAAGCTAAGATTATCTAACCTTAAAATAGAAGAATTAACACAAGTATTAAAAGGTAAGTCTAAGCAAATAAAACACTAATTAAATGCCTGAAATTAAAAAGACTTTCTTAAGGGGAAGAATGAATAAAGACCTCGATGAGAGATTGCTACCTGATGGCGAGTACAGAGATGCACTCAATATTCAGGTTTCTTCATCTGAAGACAGTAACGCTGGTACTATTCAGAACGTATTAGGTAATAGACTATTAAAAAATATGTCTTCACTAATTGGTGAAGTTAAATGTGTTGGTAGTGTATCGGATACTGAAAATGACAAGCTATATTGGTTTTTTAAAGGCATAAACAGCAATACAAAACAAGGGATAATAGAGTATGATACCAGAGATACTAATGCTGGAAGTATAATTGGAAGTTTAATTGACTCAGCAATTACTCCTGTGCTTATAGATACTGCAGGCACGGCCCTTAAATTCACAGATACACAAATTACATCTATACAAGTATTAGATAGACTATTAATATGGACTGATAGTGTTTCAGAACCTAAGATTGTTGATTTAGATACATTTGAAACATACAATACTTATAGTACTAAAAGCTATTCTGCTCAAACACAAATTCCAAACACACAGGGTATCGTGTCTAATATGGAAGAGCAGCATTTAACTTTAATAAAACAAAAACCGCCTTCTGCTCCAATTATAGCTTTAACTAATTATATTAGTGCTAATGCTAATGATACTGATACGATATATGAAGAAAAGTTTATAAGATTTGGTTATAGATGGAGATTTACTAATGGTCAATACTCTGCTTATTCACCTTTTAGTGAACCTGTGTTTGACCCGCGTGTTGATGCAAGTACTTATCTTTATAATGTTGACGAGGGGTATAATGAAAGAATGCTTAATAATATACAGAAAATTACTATAAGCGGTTTTGATGTACCTAATGATGCTGCGGCAATTGATATATTATATAAAGAGTCTGGGAACAACAATGTGTATGTTTATAAAACAATAACAGGTTTAGACCCTGCACAACCTCCAACACATCAAATAAATAATAAAGAAGAAAGTATTTTTTCTGTTTTACCAGAAGATCAATTATTTAGAGCATACGATAATGTACCTGTAAGAGCTAAAGCTTTAGATATTATAGCTAACAGAATTGTTTTTGGTAACTATACTACAGGAATTAATCTAGGTGATTATTCACCTACATTTACAATAACAGAAAGTACAAGAACTAAGGTAGACGATGTAGATAATAATGTTGCACCAGAAAACTTATCTAATTTAAGAACAATTAAATCAGGAAGGAAATACCAAGTTGGTGTTGTGTTTGAAGATATATACGGTAGACAAAGCCCTGTGTATACTAGCGAGCAAGGTGTATATAGAAAATCTTTTGATACATATAATGGTACAGCGAAAGCTCTTGATGTAGAGTTAACAACTATGCCAACAAATTCAGATAACAGAATTCACAGGTATAGATATTTTATAAAAGAAAGTGCAGAGGAGTACTATAACTTTATTATAGACGCAGTATATGACGATGAAGAAAACGAAGAACACGTTTGGCTTGTTATACCAACTTATGAAATAAATAAGATAAAAGACGATGATACTATTATACTTAAAAAGTTAAATAATGGTAATTCACCTATAGGCACTTATACTTCTGATGAATTAAAATTTAAAGTTTTAGATATATCAGGACAAAAACCAGACAATATAACATCGGTAAATACGTTTGATGGAAAGTTTTTTGTAAAAATAAAAGCAAATGCAGCATCAACATTATTAAAGCAGTCAATCGGTACAGGTGGGTCAGATGGTGTTATTGATGATTCTGATTTTAATTACAATTCAAGCGCACCTGTTAATTTAAGTAGTTATTTATTTTTAGGTAATGCTAATGTACCAAATGATACTTCAAAAGAAACTTATTTATATAAAAACGGTCAGATACATTATTATCCTTCTGGAGGTTACGATTCAGGTTCAAGCTTATTAACTGCATTTGCGGGTTCAGCCACCACAAACCCAACAACATCTTGTGGGTCTATAACAGGTACATGGCAACAACTTTCAACACCTAACATAAATGGGTATGTAGATGGAACAATAGGGACAATAAATGAAATATGGGCTGAATTAGATGGTAATGGTTTCCCAAGACAATTTTATATATGTTATAGTAATGGAGTTACAGCTACTAACGGAACACCAGCCGTATTTGAAACAGTGCCAGACGAGTCTGTATTAGATATATACTATGAAACTGAAGATAGTTATTTGTTATCTAGTAGTGGGGCTAAAACTTTAAGGTGGTATAATGCTTTTGATTTTGGTGATGGAGTTGAATCAAACAGAATTAAAGATGATTTTAATGAAGATCTTATAGATAAGCAAGTAAGAGTTTCTGCACCGTCAATAATACCATTCAATGAAACAACTAAAAAAACAGGTTTAGTTTATTCAGGTATTTATAATTCCAGAACAAATATAAATTATTTAAATCAGTTTCCACCAGGTGGAGGTAACACTAAAGATATAAATCCTGATTATGGTAGTATACAATTGTTATTTGCTAAAACAACAGATTTAATAGCTTTATGTGAAGATAAAATAGTTTCAATACAAGCACAAAGAGATTTACTTTTCAATGCTGATGGTACAACTAATTTAGTTGCAACTTCTAAAATATTAGGTTCAGCAGCACCTTATTCTGGTGATTACGGTATTTCTAAAAATCCTGAATCATTTGCGTTTGACGGTAATAGATTATATTGGGCTGATGCTACTAGAAATGTTATTTTAAGATTATCTAAAAATGGTATAACTGTATTATCTTCTAAAGGAATGAAAAGTTGGTTTAGAGATAAATTTAACCAACATCCTGTAGGTTCCGCAATATTTGGTATATGGGATAAATATACAGATCAATATTTAATTACCTTAGCAGGTGAAACTTTTTCTTTTAAAGAAAATGTAGATGGTTGGGTTTCAAGATTAGATTTTGAAATTGAAAATGGAGTGTCAATAAACGGTAACTTCTTTACATTTAATGGAGGCCACTTATATCAGCACCATCACCCAGCTGCTTTAAGAAATAACTTTTTTGGTAACCAAAGTGGGTCTAGTGTAAAACTAATACTTAATCAAAGTCCTTCAGAAATTAAAAATTATAAAACAATATCTTATGAAGGTAGTATAGCTAAACAAGGAACAACAGCTGGCTGGGATGCAGATATTATTGAAACAGACCAACAACAAGGTCAAGTCTTAGAATTTATAGAAAAAGAGGGTAAGTGGTTTGCAAATATTGCTGGTACAGAAGATATTGCACAAAGTCAATATACTAATACTAATTTAGGTGGATTAGATTCTCAAGAATTTAATGTTCAAGGATTAGGTAATATTGCTGGTTCAGCACAAATAACAACGACAACAACAGCAGCCCCAACAACGACAACAACAGCGGCTCCAACAACAACGACAACAACAACATTAACCCCAACAACTACTACTACAACCGCACCTGTGGGTGATTATACTTGTAGTACACAAACTTGGGCAACAGCAACTTATAATGGAGCTACAGGAGCAATAACAGTTACACCGGTTTTAAGCACAACAACTATTCATAGTTACACACCAACAACAGCCACGGCTAATACAGGCAATGTGCTTGTATCATATGTTTTTTCAGATAGTAATCCATCTTGGAATAATACAGGGGCACAATTAACTTGTAACAACGCAATAACTGTAAGTACAACTTATAGCACGACAACAACAACAACA